AAGGTTTGGGCTAATACTTCTGGTGTTGGCACACCTGCTTTAGCTGATAGCTTTAATGTGGCAAGTGTCGCAGATAGAGGTACAGGAGTAGAAACATTTACCTTTACGACTGCTATGAGCAATATAAACTTTTCTACGCAAGCATTATCTGACCATAATACAGAGGGAGTAACTGTACAAATTGTACCTGATTTCGCTAACACAACAACGACATCAACATTGTCATCTGTCAATACTGGAGGTACTGCAAGAGATACAGATAAGAGCATCCTAATACACGGAGATTTAGCATGATTAATAATGGAGAAAAAATATGATAATTGAAACACCTGAATTTAAAGGTACACATTTATGGGACCGATTAAACTGGGCAAAACAAAAACTTGAGCCTATACAAACCGATTACAGAGTTGTTTGGGAAGATCCGAACGAACCTGATGAACCAGCAAAGATTACGATACCAGATCCTAACTGGTTAGCATGCGCAATGCAAGGTGGAATACTACCACCAGTAGAGTCTTATTGGGAACTAAAAAAAGATGAAGCACAACCAGATTTTAAGAAACATACAAGAGGTTATCTTTTGCATAATACGCAACCAGTTGGTAAGATGACCGAAGAAGAAGCAATTGAATATTTAATAATGAAAGATATTCCAGAACACGTCTGGAAAGATTATGATAAATCAAATCGTAAAAGATTAGTAATTTGTAAAAAGAAAAACCTTCCAAGCCATAGAGCATGGCGTAATTCATGGAAGATTAATCAAGAACAAAAAGTAGCATAAGGAGAGAGAAATGACTACAATGATTCAAGACAAAGACGGTGTAATTGCAATTGCACCAGCATCAGTACCAGACAGGCATTTTCGAAATGCATGGATATTTGATAGCGCACAAACAGCTATCACTGAAGACATTGCTGGAGCAAAAGTAATATTTAAAGAAAAGATAAGAGAAGTAAGAGCTCCATTGCTTGTTGCAGAAGATGTAATATATATGAAAGCTTTAGAAAGTGCTGATTCAGACGCTAAAGTCACAAGTGTTACAAAGAAAGTTGCACTAAGAAATGCACCTGCTGCGTCTGCAATTGATAATGCTGCCGATATTGCTGCGTTAAAAGCTGCATGGAATACTTCAGTTTTAGGTACTAGTCCATACGCTTAATACTATAAATAGTGTAAAAGGAATATAAAATGGCAGCTCCTAATTCACGAGGCACTCTAGCCGACTATTGCAAAAGACGTTTAGGCGAACCAGTTATCGAAGTCAATATTGATGAAGATCAAGTGGAAGATCGTATAGACGAATCGTTACAGTATTACAGAGAATTTCATTCTGATGCAACTGTAAGAACGTATCTTAAGCATTTAGTTACAGCTACAGATGTCACGAATCAGTACATACCTATAGCAACAAATATTATATTTATTTCAAAAATGTTTCCTGTTGCAGGTGGTATTGTTGGAGGCAGCGGTATGTTTGATATAAAATATCAAATGATGTTGAATAATATTCATGATTTAATGAACTTTGCTGGTGACTTAGCATACTACGAACAAATGCAACAGTATCTCTCAACACTAGATATGAAATTAAATGGCGCGCCTCAAGTTCAGTTCTCAAGAAGACAAAATAGACTTTATGTATTTGGTGATTTTGCTGATAAAGACATTATAGCAGGTGATTATATTGTAGCTGAAGTTTATACAGAAGTTAGCGATAGTGATCATACTTCTATATTCAATGATATGTTTGTAAAAGAATATACTACTGCGTTAATTAAACAGCAGTGGGGCCAGAACTTAATTAAGTTTGAAGGAATGCAATTACCTGGAGGAGTTATTTTGAATGGAAGACAGATATATGATGATGCTACTGCAGAGATAGCTACTCTTAGAGAAAATATAAGATCAGAACACGAATTTCCACCAGACTTTTTTGTAGGATAATATGGCAACCAGTTTATACTTCAGTCAAAAAGTAAAGTCAGAGCAAAACCTCTATGAAGATATAGTCATTGAGGCATTAAAGACTTATGGCCAAGACGTGTATTATTTACCACGTGATATTGTAAATGAGGACACTATATTTGGTGCCGACCCAGTTTCAAGTTTTAATTCATCTTATATGCTAGAAATGTATATTGAAAATACAGAAGGCTTTGAAGGTGAAGGAGATCTATTTACAAGATTTGGAGTAGAAATACGTGATGAAGCTACATTTGTAGTATCAAGAAGAAGATGGTCAGATACTGTTTCAAGATATGATAATGAAATCACAATAGATAGACCAGCAGAAGGCGATATAATATATCTGCCTTTAAGTAAATCTTTTTTTCAAATATCACATGTAGAACATGAACAACCTTTTTATCAATTAAGTAATTTGCCAGTATTCAAAATGAGATGTCAGCTTTACGAATATACTGGAGAAAATATTAACACAGGCGTTGATGAACTTGATAATCTAGATGCTAAGTACGCTTACAAATATATTCTTAGTCTTAATAATACAAGAGATAGTGCACAACTAACAGCAACATTAAATTCAGGCGCGTTATCTGCTATATCAATTGCTGATAGCGGTAATGGCTATTATGCAATCCCTGGTGTGGTAGTAGTTGATTCAAGTGGTAACGGTGCTGCAGTAACAGTTACTATTGATAGTAATAGTGGTGAAATAAACGGAGCATCTATAACAAATCCAGGTAGTGGTTATGTCAATCCAACATTTGTTTTCGCTAGTCCGTCACCTACGTTATTTAAAGTAGGTGAAACTATAACGTCTGTAAGTGGTACTACTGTTATGAGAGGTGAAGTTGCTAAATATTCTGATTCAGATGATAAAATTCATATCATTCATGCAGGAGCTGATGATGGAAAGTATCATACATTTGCAACAGGAAAGAAAGTTGTTGGATTAACTACTGGCGCTGGTGGAGTAATTACTTTAGTAGTAGAAGATAATCAATTATCTAACAATGAACAAAACGACGATTTTTCAACCGGAGCAGATTTCATTGATTTTAGTGAATCTAATCCATTCGGCGATGTGAGTAATAACTAATGTTTGGTGGACACTTTTATCATTCTAAAACTAAAAAAGCTGTTGCTTTGTTTGGTAGATTATTTAATAACTTATATGTTATTAGAAAAAATTCAACAGGGGCTGTAATAAGTCAACTTAAAGTTCCGTTATCTTATGCGCCTAAATCAAAGTATTTAGAAAGAATTAGAGAAAATCCAAACTTAACTGAAGATACACAGGTTGCAATAAAACTTCCTAGATTATCTTTTGAAATTGTTTCTATTGCTTATGATCCATCTAGACAATTAACTAAAGTTGGAAACTTTACTACAACTTCTTCAACAGGTGATACAACTAAAAGACAAAAGTTTTTTACCCCTGTACCATATACAATAAATTTTCAATTAAATGCATATGCTAAATCACAAGATGACGCATTACAAATTGTAGAACAAATAATACCAACGTTTAATCCACAATATGCGTTGACTATAAAACCATTTGCTGTAGAATTTCCAGATTTTAAAGAAGACGTACAAGTTATTATACAAGGTGTTTCTTTTTCTGATGATTTTGAAGGAGCGATTGAACAAAGAAGAACAATAATTTATAGCTTGGACTTTGAAATGAAAATAAGTTTTCATGGTCCGATCTCAGACACAAGCATCATACGTGATGTTAAAGCGAAAGTATTTGATATTAAAGCAGGTCTTAATGATTCTGATATAGGATTAGAAACAATAGTTGTTACACCTAATCCTTCAAACATTGTAGGGCTTGATGATAGTACTTTTGGATTTTCAACCAATATTTTAGATAGTGTGAGTTAAACATGTATGAATACAGATGTAAAGTAGTAAAGATAATTGATGGTGATACAGTCGATGTTGACATTGATTTAGGATTTGGCGTATGGTTAAAGAAAGAACGAATAAGATTATATGCTATTGATACTCCAGAATCAAGAACTAGAGATCTTGAAGAAAAAAAATATGGATTGGCTGCTAAGAAGTTTCTAACTGGCATGTTAGATGATGAAGCCGGCATTACACTTAAAACGCAAAAAGATGCTGAAGGAAAATTTGGTAGGATTTTAGGTGAGTTATGGAGAACAACTAATTATGCTGATAAATCTATTAACGATTATTTAGTTGATAAACACCATGCTGTAAGATACTACGGCCAAGCAAAATCTGATATAGAAGAAGAACATATGAAAAACCGTGAGTTAGTTATATTAAATGAGTAAAAAAGATATGGAAAAGTTCTTTCCTCCAGAAGAAAAGAACATTGATAATGATTACAAGTATTCAAGAGATACATATTATGAGCTCGTGGAAAAAGGCAAACAAAGTTTAGAATTAATGATTGAGGTTGCGCGCGAAAGTGAACATCCTCGAGCATTTGAAGTATTATCAGGAATGATTAAAAATATTTCAGATGTAAATGATAGACTTATGGATCTAAATAAGAAGAAAAAAGAAATAGATAAAACTGATGATGTTAAAAAGGTTGCAAATACAACTAATAATCTTTTTGTTGGTTCCACAACTGAGCTTCAAAAGCTACTAAAGAATGAATCGGAAATAGTGAATGTCACTCCAAAATCGGAATGAAAACTATTTAGGTAATCCTAATATAAAAAAAGACGGTATTGTTTCTAATTTTAGTGAAGAGCAAATACTTGAATACGCTAAGTGCATGAAAAGTCCAACGTACTTTGTAGAAAAATATGCAAAGATTATTTCACTAGATAAAGGTTTAGTACCATTCGAATTATACCCTTATCAAAAGAAGATGTTTAAACAGTTTCAAAGTCATCGATTTAATATTGTATTAGCATGTAGGCAATCTGGAAAATCTATATCAGCTTGTGGTTACTTATTATGGTTTGCGTTATTTCAATCAGAAAAATCTATTGCAGTTTTAGCTAACAAAGGCGCAACTGCTAGAGAAATGTTGGCAAGGATAACTATTATGCTTGAAAACATTCCTTTCTTTTTACAGCCTGGTTGTAAAGCTCTTAATAAATCAAATATAGATTTTAGTAATAATAGTAGAATAATTGCAGCAGCCACTACAGGATCATCTATTCGTGGTCTTTCTATAAACTTATTGTATTTAGATGAGTTTGCTTTTGTAGAACGTGCTGCAGAATTTTATACATCAACTTATCCAGTGGTTTCATCTGGTGGCGATACAAAAATTATAGTAACATCTACTGCAAACGGAATAGGAAATACCTTTCATAAGATATGGGAAGGATCTATCCAAGGAGTAAATGAATATAAAAATTTTAGAGTTGATTGGAACGATGTTCCAGGACGTAATGAAAAATGGAAAGAAGAAACTATAAACAATACGTCGCAAATACAGTTTGATCAGGAGTTTGGTAATACATTTTTTGGAACTGGTAACACATTAGTGAATGCTCAAACATTATTAAACTTACGAGCAAAACCTGCAGATAAATATTTAGAAGGTGGAGACTGTTTAATATACACGCAGCCAATAAAAAGTCATGAATATCTTTTAGTTGCTGATGTTTCGAAAGGAAGAGGCCAGGACTATTCTTCTTTTTCCATAATCGACATTAGCCAGCGCCCTTTCGAGCAGGTGGCTGTGTACCGCAATAATACTATCTCGCCTTTACTCTTCCCTAATATTATATATAAGTACGCGAATGTCTACAATGAAGCATATTGCATTATTGAATCAAATGATCAAGGTTCAGTCGTATGTAATGGTTTATACTACGATTTAGAATATGAGAATGTACACGTTGAATCTGCGATTAAGGCAAATGCAGTAGGTATAGATATTAATAGGAAAACAAAAAGACTAGGGTGTAGTGCGCTTAAAGATTTATTAGAAAATAATAAGTTAACAGTAGTAGATGAACAAACAATATTAGAGATATCAACATTTGAGGCTAAAGGCCAAACTTATCAAGCTGCAGTTGGTAATCATGATGATTTAGTTATGAACTTAGTTATGTTTGGTTACTTTATATCATCAGCTTACTTCTCTAATTTATCTGATATTAATATTAAAGAAATGATATTTAAGCAAAAATTAAAAGAAATAGAAGATGACATAGTACCTTTTGGATATATTAATGATGGTTGGTCTGAAACACAAAGGATCGAACCAACAGAAGATCATCCATGGGCTATAGAACATGATAGAGACTTGTAATATTATAAATAATGGTTAGTAACAATTGAATATTCTTATCATGATAATCGTATAATAAAAGGAAAATACAAATGGCACTAGGTACACCGTCAGAAAGCCCTGCGGTTGTTGTCAAAGAGATAGACCTGACTGGTGGCGTTCCAAACGTACAGTCAACTACAGGCGCAATCGTAATAAATTCAAGGTGGGGAACTGTTGAGGAAAGAGTTAAAATCAGTTCAGAAGCAGAACTAGTTGAGAAATTCGGCTCACCAGATTCAGCAACCACATTTTCATTTCACCAAGCTAATTTCTTTTTGAAGTATTCGAATGCACTTCAAACAGTAAGAGTTATTGATACCACTGCTAAAAACGCAGTATCAACAACTGGTCAAACTGCTGCAGCTAATCCACCTGCAGAAGTAGTGAAAAATGAAACACATTTTTTAAGTCAACAATCTGGTTTGGATTCAGATCTACATACGTTTGTAGCAAAATACCCAGGAGCTCTAGGAAACAGTT